TTCGGCTGCCTCATCACCAAGTTGGGCAAACCTAAATTCTACTTTGGCTGGAAAACGAAACCCCATAGCTTTCTGTACTGCAACAATTTCTTTTTGCCAGAACTGAGTCAGCACATTCCGCCCATACTCAAGCCTACTTAATAATGTTTTGAGTGAAATCAGATTATTTGTTGTTCCCGACCCACCAGAACTTGTTCCAGTTAATGTTTGGGGAATACCAAGACCCGCATAAATAGCTGTTAAATGGGGCTCATACTTGGCTCCACCCAAGAATTGGTGAACCGAAGTGTTGCTTTCAACTAACTCAATGGCGGCGTCCCAAACCAAGTCCATAGTTCCGCCACCCACATTACTCTGAAGAATCTCAGACAGACGTGACGCTATAGCTTCAGAAGGATAAATTTTATGCTCCAGGCTTCCTAATTTAAAAATACGAATGTTTGAGATGGCCCCGTCTAGTGCTGCCATATCAGCAAGTCGTAATTTTTCAAGCACCGCAATATCATCCATGATAGCATGAATCATTGGGTAAGCCCAAGGTTGCCAATCATCCTTTTTATACGAGAACACACTGGTTTTCTCGGGATTCAATAATACACTACGACTAGATGCTGCTGCCGCAATAATATCGTTAGGCAATCTTTCAACAAGAGATTTTTCCGGACCTTTCGGGTTTTTGATCATTTTCACCAAAGAACGCGGCAACTTAATGGCATACATCGGATCACCGATAAACGATGCTAAAGCTCCCCCAACAATATCTATGAATACTGGGTTTAAAAATGTATATCTCCATGGAATCTCATTCTTAACTATATTTGTTTGAATTATTTCGGTTTCGGGATTGGCAACTGCCTTAAACAGCGATTTTTTATCTTTAACCTTTACTCTGGCATTTTGTTTACGAATTACTACAGTGCCCGTCCGATATAGATTATTAAGAAAACGTTCTGACCTATCCTTTCCATTAACTCGTGCAAACCAGTTCTGATAAAATTTCTCTATACGTTTATTTGGGTGTACAAGCCTGATACCCTGACACGCAAAATCCCCCATCAAGTCTATGACATTACGAATAACGCCCACATTCTGATAGGCCATATCTGCCTGAGCCATAGCCCCTTTGTATGACTTTGCAGGGGCTTCTTGAGGTCGAAACGCATAATAGTCCGAACGAGTGAGTCCTGGCCGCCCACTAGTTCTAGTATCTAAATTACTAAAATCCTGTTGAAAGAGACCCTGAGTCTTATGTTTCACCCCACTATATGCTTCGACAGCCCTAGACATTTCGGGTTTATTTTTCCCGTCCCAGCTAATATAGATA